AGGTAAACATCCACATATCCGCCATCCTGATACTTTAGGGTGCGCCCATGTATATCCGCACCACTAAACAAGGTCTGGCTGGCAGAAGCGGTGTAATAAAACCGCCCCCTTACATTGTTTTTGGGACTGTTACCTATATACGGCATTAGTCAGCCTCCTGAATTGTTAACTCACCCGCCTCAACTTGACGCAGTATCTCAGCGTAATGACGGTTGGCGGGGTCAGCAGGTACGTGCAGTTCAACACCATTGACAGTGGCAATTACGCTTTGAGAAGCCTCGCCAGTAATAGGATGATTAGGTGCATACTTTGCTGCTGTAATATTCATGCCATCCATCTCTATAACTCCGCATCTAAGTCAAAGCTAGTTGACCTGTCTAAATAAGCCCCGCCATTAGTGAAATTAAACGCTACCCATCTCACGCCTTCGTTTATAATTAGAGGTGATTGGGTTACCCATCCAGAGGCATTGCCATATGATGGCCTAGCCCTCATCTCTTGCGGGTAATAGAAAGACATCCAAAAGTTGCTTGTGCTGTTGTTGTAATCGGACGTTATTACTAGGTCATCTTCTCCGGCACCATCAGCAGGTCTTTTGTAGAAATACCGCTGACACAGCGATAGCTCTTCACCATAACTGCGCTGTTCAAAGTCTGAGGCTTGGGAGCCGACTTCTAACTGGACGCCTGTGATTTGCCATGTGGCGTTGGTCGTAGTTAGAACAGCGTTTGTATCTTGTCCGTCTGCCCACGATGAAACAACATATGAAATCCAACCAGAAGAAGATGAAGTACCTTTTAAATCACTTCCAGCACCTAAATGCCAATTTACCCAAAGACCGACACCATTGTCATTATCTATAGCACCACCAGCAAGAGTGTTAGCAGAAAAAGTAACAGTTTTATATTCCCAAGTACCCGCAGAATTTATTGTATATGTTTTATTATGTATCTGCGTTGTATTATCAGGTTTGTATAAACCTACGGCAAAAGTTCCAGTTACACTAGATTTTACCCAGAAGGACAGTGTTAGTTGTTTCGCTGAACTTGTACCGTAACCTAAACCTTGAAGATTTTGAGCCTCAATGCGTTGGTGAAGATAAGCGTACTCGTCAGAAGCTATCGATGTTTCAGCGGTGGTAACAGTTATCTTTAAACTAGAACTAAAATTATCTGGTGCATCACTGTCTTGTGTTAGCGTTCCTACCAAATTGTCTAAATTAGCAGTACCAAATGCAAACCTATCTGGTCCAAATTGACCGTTGGCAAGAGTTCCTGCACCTCTTTGATATATCTGCATCGCGCCGTTGATGATGAGGTTACGCCGTCCACCAATCTGACCCGCGTTAACCGAAGCAACAGGAGTTAGTGCAAGATCACCGTCAGAATTAAACTGGTCAGCTAATGTACGGGCGCGGCTCATTGGTTACTCTCCTCCACCTAATGCTTGCGCGGCAAGGTGCGCGGCATAAGCGTCTCTAACCGCCTGTGTATGCACGGCGGCGCAAATAGCTTGCACCTCGGTAGACTCGCCAGAGGTATTGGCATCAGGTGCTAAAACATGACGGCTGAAGCTACGGCTAATCTCAACGCCATCACGCTTGATAATAGTAGCCGTGCGGACTTGAACGTGTTTGAACTCGCCCACTACCTCAATTTTATCTTCAATCGTCTCTTCTGTTAGTGCCATTTTTTACTCCTGTCCGACCTGATAATCCAATCAGGCTATGCGTCTGTTGTGTAAAACCCTTGAATCCATAACCTGTTGGCACTGCTACCTGTTCCCATGTTAGCCACTGTTACAGTTGAAGCCGCATTATTATTACGGTACAGATAAATCTTAGTGTCCGATACGTCCATCCACCAACTTGAAGGGTTCAGATTGGTGTTCCAAGTGTAGTTTAACCCCCACGCACCACTTCTGGAGCCTTTGGTAGAGGAAGAGGTGAAAGGAAAACCAGAAATATACAAATCCCCGCTCCCACCACTTACTGCGCCTGTTCCCATGTGAATACTAAAATGAACAGTATTTCCGATTTTTATATAATTCCCTAATTGCGTATCATAAGTAACTGTTGGGTTGGATGATTGTGCAGTAAATGTTGGAGTAAAAGTCCCCTCCTCATAGTCATCCAGCGCATTGGCGGCGGCGGTGTCGCCGTTGAAGGTTAGGCCATCTGTTGTGAAACGTGCAATCTCTGAATTGTTAGGGCTTATAATAATGTTGTGATTAGTTGCGGTCGCAAGATTCATGCCTGACGAATAAACCTGTAATTCACCAGTGACGCTATTCGTTGTGTCGTCAAGTCTTACAGATGCGCCGCCAGCCTTCTCAATATCTATGCCACCGCCTGTTGCTGTTGCTGGCGATGTAGTACCCATGCCAATCTGATTTGTGCTAGCATCTACAAACAGCGTACCGCTATCAAAGTTGTAATCGCCGTTAGTCTGTTTCTCAGGAATGCCGATAGTCTGCTGGGCTTTGCCTTGAAAAACGACATAAAAATCATCAGTCGCGGCAATAGTTCCGGTCATAGTCAACGCCGTGCCAGCCGTAGTGTAAGCTACAGTCGGCTCCTGACGGACATTGTTTACGAAAACCTCGATTTCATTCTCGTTACCTACAGGGTAATCAAGAGTGAAGCTCGTGCCTGACCCGCCAGTCAGGTCTTGGTAACTCATCTGTGAGTAGGCTTCCGCCGGAACATTCCCCAAATATGGCATCAGGTGATCTCCAGAATACTCATCACGGCGTCCACAGAACTAGCTGTGTCCGACTTGACCTTAATACTGTCGTTAGTCTCAAGCACCACCTTCTGGTCGCCACCAATCAAGGCCAACGAGCCGCCGCTAGGAATAGGTGCCTGATAAATCAGATATGTGTCGTTGGAGCCGTCATTCAGCGTGACATCAACCAAAACCTGACTTGCCGTCCGGTTGGCTACATCCAAGCCAATGATGGTAACCTCTGTCGAGGCTCCTACCGTATATGAACCCACAGCAGTAAGCGAGGTGCCGATACTGCGGGATAATTTGCGTTTGAAACTATTCGCCATCGTTTACCCCAATGCTATTGCCAATGCGACCGCTGTGCCTGCTTGGTCAACATCTAAGTTTGTACGAGCGGCGGCGGCGGTGCTGGCACCCGTGCCGCCATCAGTAACTGCTAAATCAGTTATACCAGAAATTGAACCGCCTGTAATCGTAATGTTTGAGAAGGCCAATAAGCCCCCAGCATCGACTACCGCGCCCGTTCCACCGGCTCCGTCTGTATATACAATCGCAGAAGTGCCGTTTGCTACAGTGACATTGCCGCCAGAGCCTTGCGTAAGCGTAATATCGCGTGACCCGGACAAGCCGTTTTGAATAAGCCAGAAAGCGGATACCGTATTCGGGGCAATAGTTACTGTTACTGTGCCGCCCAAATCTCCGCCATCAACAAACTTAATGGCGCGGTACATACCATCTTCAAGGTTACTGCCCGCCTGTGTAGGAGAGGCAGGACGTACCTGAAGCGTTTCTGTCGTGCTAGTTAGCGTAATCGCTTTATAACCGGCTAGACGATCAAAAATATCGAAATTATAATTAGCCGTAGTACCCCAAGTGCCCGACTGTTCACCAGTGGCTGGCTGCTCTATGGCAAAGTTGGTAGTAAATACACTTGGCATCTAAGTCTCCTATGCGGCAATATTAGTCCAGTTTGGCGTCTGTGACGGGGTCGTGTTAGTCCAATTTGGTGTTTGTGATGGACCGACTGGTCCCCAACTTGGCGTTTGACTCGGTATAATCTGACTCCAAATGAATACATTGCCTATTTGTCCAGCCGCAGATACCCCACTTAGGGCCACATTAGCATCCGCCGCTACCGTTACATTACCAAGATTTGCAGTTACTTGCAATCCTGTAACAGGGACATCGACTTTGACGCTAACGTCCACGGTGCCAAGCTGAGCAGTAGCGGCTATGCCGGTGACAGCAACATCGGCATTTGCTTTTACGGTTACGGCTTGGACAAACCCGTCATTTGTAAAGGTAGTAGAGCCATCCGCGCCATCAAAATGCAGTAAAGTAGGAGTATTGTCATCCGCAGTGTAAGCAGAGATAGGCGGGGTAAAGCTGTTTCCATCATACCTGTCTACATTAGAAATGCGAAGTTCATCTAAATAACCCGCCCAATTATTTGAGCCGTTGAAATCTGAACCAATATGTATGTTTGCGGCAGTAGCCGTTGTTCCAAAAAGCGTACTGTCTACTTTAACGCCATCTACAAAAACTGAGTAAGTATTACCGAAAGGATCACCTCTGGTAACAGCAATGTGAACCCAAGTATTTGCTGAAAACACGCCATTTACATTAAATAGCGTTCCGTTTGCTCGAACAACTAACAGATTATCTGTTGCTTGGCGAAGAGCTAACGCATTGTTAGATGTGGAATCCCTAGAGTCAAAGAACACCGCATCTTGTGTGCCACTAGCGGGTCTGACCCACATATCTATTGTAAATGGGTCGCCACTAAAATTGTATGTTTCTTGAGACTCTAAATAGTCACCAGAGCCATCTAAAAGTAAACTTGCTCCACCAAATTTCGACTGAGCCGTAGATATTTGAGCATCCCCAGACCCAGAGAAAGTAAGTGGGGCAGGGAACGCGGCTCTCGCAGATACGCCGGTTACACCAAAGTTGGCGTCCGCAGACACCGTTACAGAGCCTACGCCGCCTGTTGCAGAAAGGCCACTAGCTGGGACGTTAGCGTCACCTGTTACAGTGACAGAGCCCTCTGATACCGTTGCGGCAACGCCTGTAACCGCTACATCGGCATTCGCTTGGACTACAACGCTGCCAAGCCCCATTGTGCCCTGAAGGCCGGTAACCGGAGCATTTGCGTCCGCAGTTACCGTGACAGAGCCAACTTGACCGGTGCTAGAAACGCCTGTAACCGCCACATTGGCATCCGCCACGACGGTTACAGTGCCTAGTCCAGTGGTTCCCGCTTCCCCGGTTACAGCAACATTTGCATCAGCGGAGACTGTAACGCTGCCTACATTTCCTGTCGCCTGTAGCCCGGTTGTGGGTACATTGGCTTCCGCTACAACGCTAACACTACCTATGGCTCCGGTGGCTGAGACACCGGTAAGCTCAACGGGGATGGCTTCACCCCACGCTCCACTTGACCATGTACCCCGGCCCCAACCGGTAATGTTAGCCATAACGGACTCCGTTAGGCTATGCGGATGATAGCGTTAGAAGCGTCCGCAGTTGGGAACTGAACAGTGAAATCACCAGCAGTAGAGGTCTTGTCGCCGCCAAAATCCAGAACACAAACAGCATCTGTGGTGCCTGTGCCACCGCCAGTAGTTGTGTTGTAGATAATTGCGCCACGAGCCGTAATAGTGGCCGTAGTCCAAGTCTCATCGGCAAAATCAGTAAATGCTGTCGTACCGCTGGTAGTTGGGTTCACTTGTGTCAACTGCTGGCCAGCCGCTGTATAACCGGTTCCGGATACCTCATTAGTAGCCGAATAATCGGTTGTAGTAGCGTCCAGCGTAGCTGAGCTTGTGTACAGAGCCATATAGAAGGTATGACCCGTAGTACGGAAATCGTGCTGGCCCTCAAGCAGTTCCTGCTTGAAAGATGTGCACATTGCTTGAGTAATAGCCATGTTACAGTCTCCTTATTACGTCGGCTAGTTCAGGATGTCCTGCATCCTTTAGAGCGTTATATACCGTAGTTCTGTCACTACGGATAGCCTCTCTCATGTAAAAGGCCACTACCTTCTCAATGTGCTTTTTGAAAGCATTGGCCTGATCGCGGATGCCGGGATGCGCGGTATCCGAAACTGAAATAATCTTTGCGACACACCGCTCAGCCACCTCATCCGGCGTAAAACCACGGTTTTCCGTAGTATGCACCGTTACAAACGGCTCCTGTGGCATATCTAACTTAAAGCTAAACATTAAATTTTCTCCCGAATAACAAGGCCAGTACGGTATGCGTCCGTATCTTCAATAGCCTCACCATAGTTTTTAAGGCGTCCAATCGACTCTTGGAACTGCATCATGTAATTCTGGATAATGTCCTGTTCGCCCTTCATGTAAGTGTAGGCCTCGACTAGGGAGCCATACAGCATAGCAAGCGGCGCATTAACACTAAGCCACGTTGTGCCACCACCGGCACCGGCTGTCAGGCTGGCTGGGCGGTAGTAATAATGCAATTCCGCAGTCAACGCCGCGCTAGGGGTCGGGGCAATGATAAAATTAGATACGTCAAAATAGCCGTAATACCGAGGTGTACCCGTAGCTGTCGGGTCTGGATACGCAGTCTGCAAGAAATTTACGTCTTTGTAGTCTAAAAACACGTTGTCCCCGCCTGCGGTAATCACAGACAAGGAATACGGAGCTAAGAAATCAGACGGACAATTCAAAAACTTATTGCCGATAGTTAAACTACCGGTTTGATTGCGGCGGAAAAAGTTAAGCTGGACACTCTTGAAGATGCGCTCTTCCGCGCCACGGATGAAGATGTTCAGGTTGTTGACGAAAGTCGTCTCCTGATTTTCCGTATAATCTTTAATTGCATCCTGCAATTCAGTCAGAGTAAAGCTCATACTACCACCGTTACGCGGCCTACGGAGCCAATTAGCCTCGTATCCACGCCTCTATCTGGGAAACCGCCGCCGCCCACTGGTACAACCAGCGGCTCAATACGGTCAGGTCTCGCGTCCTTCAGGGCCTGTGCATCCACAACCTTGGGAAAAGGCTCTAATTGCGGATGTTTTGGCTCATATTCATCCTTGCCGACCAGTAATCCGTTCCATTCCCGACGCATATCCTTATACCGATACCGTAGTCCGGAGCGGTCAGAAATAGCATACGAGTCTTTTCCTGTGGCAAATCTGGCCATTTCTAAACCCTAAAATACTCATATTGAGGGGTTACGTTGAAAGACGCACGATCCCGGTCTTCCGCCATTGCCCGCTCAAATTCTTCCTCATACATTGCCTTCAATAGCTGTGCTCGGTTAGGAGCCCGTTTAATTGAGATGTAATACGCCAATCCCGCCGCTAAACACGGATACAGACGGAAAGGCACTTCCATCGTATTTGTGTAATCGTCCGCGTCATCCATTCTGGTCAAAGCATCGTAATAAACTACATCCGTGCTATTATCCGGCACCGGCCAAAGTTTCAGTTCTGGCGTAATCTGTCGATCCAAGAAAAACTGCGTAGGACGCCCCTCAGTGGACTTAGTCGGAATAGATAGGTAACTATCCCGGCTAATACGCTCAAGCGCGTAGTCGGTGCCGCTACGGCGAACTACGACCGATAGAATATCAATGACATCCCCACTTAGCGTATAATTGCCTGTGCCAGAGGTCATTGCCTGTGTTCTTTGCGTAATTGTCCACTGATTGAGGCCGCGGTTAGCCCATTCCGCAAGCATCAAATTCAGAGAACGACGAGCGGTTTTAAGGTCGTAACCAGTACGAACCTCAAGCCCACAACGCTCAAATGCCTCTTCGACATAGTCGGCGACATCTAGCTCAAAATTTCTGCTTCCGGACGTTGCCATTTTACTTCTTCTTTACCATGCCGCCTGACCGCATTTTCTTTACCATGCCGCCGCCGCGCATCTTTTTAACCATACCACCGCCGCGCATCTTTTTGATTGCGCCGCCTTTTTTCATCTTACGTGGTTTCATCGCCATTTTTCAGTCTCCTATATAGCTCTGCGCGTTTGTGGAAGATTTCTTCTGCGTCATACTCTTCCAGATAGTTGTCATAATAGCCTTTTTTAGCCAGTTTGTCTGCTGATTCCTGCACCTTGGACAAACGCTGGACAAAAACCATTGCATATTCGTCCTCAACCATCTGCATAAAGCTCTGGTCGTCTATAAAATCATTGGCCTCATCGTGAGGATGGAAGCCCATTACCCATATATCGCGGTCAAGAAAAATACCGTCTGATATTGCGCCGTTTAACCCGTCCAAAAAGTGATGAAACCGGTCTGGGTCTTTTTCAAAAGCCAAATCAACAATAATCACGAGGTCTAGTTCGTCTACCCATTGTGATATGGTGCTGTATAACGCCTGAGAGCTATCCTCATACTTAAATAAAATAGCTACTTTTTGCTCTTCCCACGCCTTTTGAGCGTAGGGGCAAGGTGGCAACCCGTTGTAATACGGGTTTGGTTTCTGTAAAGTGTGGCTAGACCATGCCATGATTTCATCGCATATCTCCCGCTCCTTGCCCGTATTGAAGAACATCATATTCATGCTTGCGATACCGACCCTTTTGTGCGCTTACGGCGGTTATTCATAACAGCCCCACAGCCCCGCGCAACCGCTGTTCCGGGGATACTACTGCCCCGAAAAGGCCTTTTTGCGCTTGTTTCATATCCCGCAACGCCGCCAGCCGCCATTTTCTTTACTTTGGCAGCCTTAGTGTTTGCCACAACCTGCTTTCCTTTAGCTCCCTCACGCTTCTTTTTACGCGCTGTTGCAGCGCGTTCAGCTTTTGTAAGACTTTGAGCTTTACGTCGAGGCAAACAACGATCAGGGTTACTCTTATTCTTTGAAGTACCGCACGGCCCCGCGATATTGCCGCTGCTATCAATTCTGACCCACTCCTCATCGACCCACTCCTGTAATTTTCCCATTATTTGCCCTTCCTTTTGCCACCTTTAGACTTTTTGGCATAATTAGGGTCTTTACAATACTTAGATGCCGCCAAATTCGCATAAGCTGACGGATATGTGTCAAAAGTGCGTTTTGCCCAAGCCTTTCCTTCGGGGCAAATGACGCCACCCTTCTTTTTTCGGACTATTTTTCTCTTTTTAGCGCAAGAACCCGCGCCTAAATTAACTCGTGTCATGCCATCACCGCTACTAACGCTATGACTGTCGCCGCAAGTTGCAGAGCAATACCGGCAAGGATAGCCCAGACCTTTATATCCAGACGGTCTATATCCTTTTGCATATGAGCAAGATGGTTGGTTTCCAACCGGTGTAATACGGCTTGAATAACTTCAACTTTCTTATCTAGTTCTGCAACTGTTGGCTTGCTCATTTTAACATTTCCACCTTTTGCGGGCCTGCCTCAAACGGCTGTTTGGGTCTTTAGCTGCTTTAGGGAATTTTTTCATTTGTCCCGCAGAACGCGCACAGAATGATTTGCGCCGCTTAGCGTCTTTACTACCTTTTTTAACCTTACCTGTTACAGCGGTTTTTAGTTTTGAACCGGGATTTGCGCGTCTATACGCCGCTACTCCAGCCTTAGTCATCCCCGCTCCTTTTTCAGTGGGGCGAAAATTCTTCTTGTTGCGCGGAGGCATTTTGGCTTTTTTGCGCTCAGCCACTACAAGTCACTCCCATTTTGAATGTAAATAAACTCCATTGACGCGGACACATTGAAGTCAACTGAGCCTGAAGAAGAAAACGCTCTCATCTCCAAGTCTGTTTTTTCTGTAAACCTTAATGGAAAAGTATAAAACTGCTCGTGTGTGGCATCTGTCAGGGTAAATCTTTCTTTTATCTGGAAGACTTCTCCGTGTGGCCTAGCAACAAGACTAGCATTCAAAACGGCTTGGGTGTTGGTAGAGGTTCCTGTGGATAAAGACATTTTTGTAAGGAATGCTGTATATCCTGCGGGAACCGTCCAAAGACTCATCAATGTTTGGTTGTCGCCATCCCCATTTATGGTCAGGTAAATATTAGCTGGAACCCCAGATGTAACCGTACCTGTTCCTGCGTAAATTGTGCCCGCGTTTGCGCCACCACTGCCTGCACTGCGAACAATGCCGCGATTTAT